CGCCCACCAATCCCTCTTGACTGGTCCAGGTGTTAATACGACCTTCTAACGTGCCTAAATTTGGCCCCGTTTCCATAGGACTGTTGATGAGTTTAATTTCTTTACGGTATAGTTTTTCCAAAGAAGAAAGAATACAGGTAATTTTGCGGGTGGTGGTTAAAATTTTAATAGGATAACCAAAGGCATTCTCTATTAATTCAATCAAAGTACTCCACCCTCTGCTTTTATTAAATACTATAGGCCTGTCTGTATCAGAATGGTAACTCTGAAATAGATCTTTAATAATCTGTAACTGCTTTTCGGAAGTTTCCGATGCTTTAATAACCGGGTTTTGTTTCCAGAATTGATGAACACCCCGTACTAATTCACTTAACCCACTAGTGGGGGTAACATGAAAATCAGGGTTTTGTGCTAAAATATTGCAAAGCAACGTACTTCCTGAACGAGGCATGCCATTGATAAAATATATTTCTTTCACTATGATATATATACTAATTTGTAAAAACGCATAATCAACATTTATTTTTATGTTTAATATAATTATTGGAAATAAAAAAAAGAGGCCCTTTCGGGCCTCTTTTAAACCAGGACATACTGGAAATTTTTTTTCGTCTACCGAGATTCGGATTAGAAGTACACAGACTGTGTGCCAGGCGTGAACGCTGTTCCGAGACCGCTCAACAGAATGGTGTGGTAGTACAGGTTAGCGCCAAAGATGTTGTCAACAACACCGTAGCGGGTCAAGAGACCAACACGGGGGCTGAAGTCATTGGGGCCAATTGTACGTTGTACCATAACCGGGATGTATGGGCAGTAGATGATACCAGTGTCATAAAACTCTGGTCCCTTGTAGCCCAATAGGGCATACTCTACACGCGCATTACGTATTCCGCCCTCAAATTGGGCTTCTGTACGTGTATCACGGTATACGTTGAAACGACCACCTAGGTTACCAACCTTAGCTACGCCAACAGGTTGAGTGTTGACATTGCCTTGGACTGGTACCCATTGAAACTCGGGAAGCATCTCGAGGATTGCGCAAACGCGAGGTGTTGCAACGATAAAGTTGGCAGCACCACGACGATTACGAACAGCAATTCTGTTGGCCTCGATGATCAGCCTCTGATAGAAGTCGCGATTGCGCTCTACCAGCCAGCGACCATCCGCGGAAGCGGGGGACCAGACAGAGTAGCCTGTGCCATGACCGGCGTTCAGCGAAACCTGGATCATACGAACAATCATTTCACGGTCGATTTCGGCCTGTAGCTCATACGACATAGCGTTTGTGAGCTCAGTATCGATATCGATACCGTTCATGTTCTTAAGATCCTGTTCGAGTTCTACCGACCAGCGAGCAGCAAGTCTACGGGTACCGGCTTCTACGGCTGTTTTCTCAAAGGAAACTTCGATCTGAGGGATTTTGCCCGTCAGCTCAAAGTTCTTGAGAACTTGTGCAACACCCTGATCGACTCCTTTGAAGTCAAAGAGGGAAGCAGCAAGTCCATCGCCGCCAGAAAGCTTAGCACTCGATGTACCCGTATAACGGGTATCGAGGTACTGGTAACCAAGTTCCTTGCCAGCAGCTTGAGCTTGAGGATTGGTGAGATCGGAATCAGCACCGTTACCGGTGAGAGTACCGTCAACACCGTCATTACCCAGTTGCTTGGCGAGATACTTGTAGCGTAGAGCAAAGGCTAGTCCTACTGGACCACCCATTGGCTGTACGCCTACAATTTCATTGGTGATTAGCTCGGGGAACGTTCTACGAATCATAGGGATGAGGATCTTAGGCAAGCGGGCATCGCCAGTTGCATACCAATCGCCTTGGGGGGAAGCGTTGCCAAAGGCACCACCTTGACCACCCAAACCAGCGGGGGAATATGCACCACCGAAAACCGAGCCTACACCACCGGCGACGTTACCCTCGTTGATGCACCAAGCTTCTTGGTTTTCCAAGAGCATGGCTGTGTTCAAACGAGTGTGATCATCACCAATGGGCTTGACGTTATCGGATGTGTAATCCAGAACTGGCTTCCACTTTTCCAATAGCGCCTTAGCGCGAGACTCATCAATATAAGCCGTTGTAGGTCTTATTGATTTCATAGTAATTTGTTCTCCTTTATATTCGACCTGTAGATAAATCTACAATATTAATCAGGCCTAAGCCTCAACCAAAATTAGTATTTGGAAAGTTCAGCAAGGTAAGGGTTCATCTGAGGTACTTCCCCAGCAGGTTGAACGCTCTCTTCTACAACAGGGCGATCAACTTGAGTTGCGGCGACCTCGCCAGCAGCCTCTTCCTTGATATTTTGAAGCCGTTCTTTTTCTGTTTTATCAAACAGACTAAGAGCATAGTCAATATTTTCGGTAATAAATTGAGAGGTTTTACCACTCATTACCTTATTGACGTAATCACGCTTACGAGAAGGCAGACCAGCTGTTTTCTTCTCTAGAGTCAACTCAGCTTCGCGGGCGGCTAATTGTGCCTTTGCAGCGGCTAGCTCTTTAATAACGGCTTCAAGCTTCTTAGAAGCTTCATTAATTTGATTCTTTCCGTCAACGACGGCTTCACGAATTGATTCTTTCGCAAGGGCAGCATCAACGCCCAAAATATTTCTAATTTGACCTAGAATCTCAAGTGCACGGGTATTTTTGACTGCATCCTTGATATCATTTGTAGGTACGGTTTCATCAAGATAAGCTTCTAGGTATGTGCTAATGTTGTTTACTGTTTCTTCCTTAAACTTAGCAGCTTCTTCTTTAATTACCTTAGCATACTTCTCAACAACGGACTTTAATTTTTCAGCATGATTGGAGTCAATAGCATCAACTACTTTTTGTAGCTTTAATGTATGATCGGCGTCAATAGCTTCTAAAAGATGCTCTAATTTCTTAGCATATTCTTCATCTTGCTCTGTAAGAGCTTTTGTAACATGAAGTTGAACTTTTTCGTCTACACTCTTGTGAAATGCTTGTTCAATTTCGTTTAAAACTTCCTCGGAGAGGAGGCTATTTGTTGCATCTTTAAGGGCTGTTTTGATGTTGCTCATATTAAAAAACCTTTATGCTCTTGTTAGCAGCAATTTTATGCTTAATTTTAGCTTCCATAATCTTCTTTAAATATTTATGGGCCTCAGCATAATTTTTTTCATTTAAACGCTTTAGAAACTTGACTATTTCAACACGCTCTTTCATGTCTATTAAGTATTTATTCTCTAGGAGTGTAAAATCCTTGTTTTTTTTGTCGACTTTACAGAATTTTACTAATTTTTGAAATAAAGTCTAGTACTTGCTCCTTCAAGTAGTTCTCTATCTCACGGCGAGGTAAATTTCTCAGGCTATCACTAAAGGAATCATAATATTCTTCAAACCTTCCATCTTGTGTGACAACAAACTGCTTAGACTCCAAAATACCATTTACAAACGCTTTAGGAAACGATGGATCAGCTACACAATCAACAGCTACAAGTCGAAAATCCTTTACCTTGTTAACCCCATTGCTCATTTCCTGCAATGTGCCTAAGGCTCTGGAACTCATTCCTACTTTTACACCATCATTAACAAGACTTCTTAAAATTTGCCCCATAGGAGTTGTTAAAACTTTTGATTTACCAAAATAGACATTACCGTTACGGTTTAATTCTGTTACTAAGTGACAGGCTCTTTCTAGATTTACCTCAGCAGCAGTAGGGTGATTTAATTCCCCCATACTTCTATTGGTGGTAACCATTTCACTGATGTATCTTCTTACCTCTGTATCCATTTCATGTGAATCATACACTCGCTTATTTTTGTTTACCTCTTCACATTGCATGTATGGTCCTTTTATATACATCGTGCTAGGTTGATTACCGTTTTTCTCCTCAACTACGTATTCATACTGATCGTATGGTGCAGGAGTCTCTACCAATAGTCTTAAAGGCATATTAATATTTATTGGTTTTTCTGCCTATTTTCTTAATTCTTTTTCAGTTAATATTGTAAATTCATAACCTCTATCTTTACACCATTTTTTGGCCGCTTCCCACTTGGCTTTGTTTTGAATAAAGGTTAATTGTTCATACAAAAGGGTTTTTTGATGCTTACCTGGTGTGTTTTCTGGTTGAACTGTCTGTTTAAAAGGTTTGACTTCAACCAAAAACTTTTTTATACCATCAGCTGTCTTTAACTTTACAATAGCATCTACAACATACCTGTGAATTTTATGATCAATAGGGTTTTCATACGGTATAATAATACTCTCACTCCCCCATTCTAGTACATTTGGATTGGTATCACACCATCTGAACAGCTTTAATTCCCAGCTACTGAGGTATCTTGGTAGGTCATGCCCTTTATATTTTTCAGTATGTGTGGGTTTAAAGATACCTTGAACGTACTTATTGTTTTTTGATGTAAACTTCATCCAACAAAGAACTCTGGAGGTGCAGCATCCCCAAAGCCAGCTGCGCGCTCGTATAGTTTTTTCTCAAGTTCTGCTTTTTCCTCACGACCACTGCTTAACATATCGTTGTAATTGATAGATCCGCCTCCAAACATTTGTGTGTTTGTGTATTTTCCACGTACAGACCCGATGGCTACCTTAGTAAGTGCAAGTGCATACTGATATACCCAAGGTTCTTTTATAATATCAATAAGAGGCCTCTCCACATATGTGGTCACTACCCCGTAAAATTCAGAGTCTTTTGGTTCCGGAAACAATTGCATATACTGTGTTCTGCTGTCAAACCTAAAATCTCTTTTTAACGCTAGTACCTTTTCACGGGTATCAAGCCAATTCTTTAAAATATTCCAACTAACTAAATCGAATCCATAGTTTCCAAGAGAATAACTAAAATATGTTTGCTGGGCCAAAGTTTGTTCGATGGTAAACAGTGTGTTTATACCGTTACTGCTACCTTCCTCAAAGTCAGTTACTTCCATTACATGTCGATAGTCACCTATTAAATAATCATAACTGTTTAAAAGCTGAAATTCTTCTGGATTATTTTCATTAAATACCTGAAATATGTAAGGATTTGCAGGGTCACCAATCACCATTTTTCCTAAATTGTATAATGCTTGGATGTCTGTGGATACGTTTTTAATTTTAGCGCGAAAATTAAAATCTTTTGTCAAGCTAAACAGTACATCTAAGCGTAACCCTGCACCCTTCTCATATAATTTACTATCAAAAATAAGATATTCTTGAGTATACCCGGCAAACTTAGTAAACATTTCACACGCAATACCGATAAATTCATTTAATTGATCTGCATGCACTTCTAAATTGATCAGAGGTGCACCTAGAGCTCGGCAAATTCTTTGACCTAAGCGCTCATAACTCTCAATCTTAGATTGAAGATTAGTACTATAAAAAGAGCTTACTGGCTCTACATTACTACACACCATCATATATAATAATTATGCCCGTGCCGGTAAAATAGGGCACATTTCCAAATGTTATTAGACCGGCACTTGCATCTGGGGCTATTACTTCTCCTTCAAACATACCTCTAGGGTTAGGAAATAAGTTAATACCTGCTCCTCCATAGTATGTAAATGGTTCTTCTAACGAATAATAAAATTTGCTTGGCTTACCAAACAATTTATTGCCGTTTGTTGTAAATCTAATAGAGGTAATACTATAAGCTGACAGTGAAATGATATCTGAAGGCTCGAAGTCACCTGGTAAAATATAATCAGTATCAAACAAAAGCCTTTTTTGTCCTAAATAGTCTTGGCTAGTAATTAATGTGTATTCCCCCCCTCTTTTCATATTAGATTTTGATGCAATATTAACCAATAAGCTGGTAGTAGAAAGAGGTATAAATGCGACTTGATCGGAAGATAGAGCCCAATCATAAGTTTCAATTCTATCGTATTGATTGTAGTTAAAAGCGGATAAGGTTAGTAGCTTGAGCTGGTTCTGTGAAAGAAGTTGTGGGAAAAACCCTATTTGCCTTATATAACCGTTGTAAGCGTTTCCACCGCTTTCTGAAGATACTCCAATGTAAATAGTGCTTAATCCCTGTACTACAAGCGAGGAAGCGTCCGTGCCTACAATACGCCCGGAATCTGCAAACAATACATTGTTTCTGGCATAGCTAACACCAAATGTTCTGTTGTAAGTTTTTGTATTAAGGGGAGACTCTAGCAAAAAACCTAGTAGAGGGCTATCGTTTATCAAACCGTATGTGGTTGCAGTAAAATTGTTTGGGTTATAACGTAAAGCAATTTCCCTGGTACGTATGGAATCAAAGCACCTAAATACTGTCATACTATTGGCAGCAGAATATCCTAATGTTTTTGTTTCAACTAAAAAAGTACCTTCAGCATTATTCAATATATCTCCTGATAGCATAAAATACTCAGTTTCACGGGTATAGGGAGACCCGTCAGTAGGCATAAAAGAAGTAGGAAATTCTCCTTTTTCTAATTGCACACCCCACAAGTAAAAATCTAAATTAGTTGCACCTGATTGATAAAACGAAAGGGTAATATCTCCTGTAGGCGCCACTGCAAACTCATTTACAATTGTAACAGCGGGGTGATCTCTTGTTACTCTCTCCCAATTATATTGAGAAAGATTTGTAAAATTTACAACCCATTGACCATATGTACTACCTTCAAGGTTTTCTAACATTAATAAGCCGTCACCAGTAAAAGTATTCTTTTTAATGTAAAAACTAGGTTCATATCTATCACCAGCAATACCGTTACCAGCGGTATATAGTGAATCAACCCCGGTACCAAGGGCACTAACCCTGTCTGCAAAAGAAACATAATCAGGGGCAATGTATTCTACAGGACCATCTGGCCACCAGTAATAGCTAAGCCCGGTTCCATTACGCTTTTCCCAAGCAACATCTATTATATCATTAGACTGTTCTACTATATTAGTACGACTTTCTTCTATAAGTAGACCCTGAGGTATCCAGCTACCTGTTTCTGCATCTAATTTATGATCAAGTCTCATCTCGTGAGGGCCACTATACCACAAAGTCCCCGCAGCATCTGTAAATGTGCCGGAAGAGTTTCTAACAAAAGTCGCGCGGTTTAAATCAGTAACAGGAAATTTACCGTCCGGGGCAAAGATTGAAATAAAATCTAGATTAAATGTAGAAGACAATATTGAAGGAGCAAGACAGCTTTTTGAAGCAAAATTTTTCTGGCCAGTATTTTCTTGAGGGGTTTTAAGCCTTAATGTTAAATCTAAATACGGCCAGTTTGCACTATTAGTATTTACAATACTATACATTTCGTTTAAGTTAGCAGATATAGGCTTGTAAGTTGTGTAAAAAGAATATCCCCTACTCCACCCGGCACTTAAACTAACAACCGTATTATTTACATATGGAAAATTATTGTATTCATTTACAGCACTATTAGCACAAAGCGCAGTATAAGTAGATTTCCAATCAAAGCTGTGTGTATCAATTGTGGTGTTATTAAAAGTAAATCTATTGTAAAATGTTCCTAAAAACGGAGATGATTCCCCTGCAATAGGATCAATACCGCTATCAGGATATCCAGGTGTAGATAGAGTATGATGGTTTGTAGAATGAAGTTTGTTGTGAAATAAAGTATTGCTCATTCATTAAATTTTGTTATGTCACCGTACATTAGCGTACCATCACTTACAAATGTAATAACTGAGCGGCGACGGGGGCCTGTGTCTATTAAAAATTGTCGTTCTGGCGTACCATTAAATCTGTAAGATGTTCCAAATTTCAAATCCCACCCACCTACATTGTTTTGTATTACGGTCACACAATATGTACCGCCTCGTTTCATATTAATTGGATTTTCTAATTGTAGGTCTTGAATTAATGTCAAGAAAGTTGATTGATTATAATCCAAATCCCATGGGACGGTACTTAAGCCCGGGGTATTAGTAATTACAGTACCGCTAAACGTCTTTGAAGCGGTATATTCTTGAACTAAATTTCTAAACATAATAAAAGGCGCATTCCATTCAGCACTGTAAGTAGCTACAGTAGTGTATACTGAGGCATACCCTGCGCTATTAGGTCTAAATGATGTAGCTCCTCTTGCTCCATCGTTCCAATCATTAGATAGGGAGTTTACTGTTGAATAAAGAGAGGCAGTATTATTCCAATTTGAAGATAAGGACCGCACCGTAATGTAGGTCGACCACCATTCAAGGCTATTTGTCTTTATACTAAAAGATCTTGTATTATCTGTTAACTCATTATAAAATATACCAGCAAAAGGTAAATTTTGCGATGCAATAGGATCTAATGCGGCATCAGGCGAACCGCCCGCATTTGAAGTATGGTGACTATCTCTATGTAGTTTACTATGAAATTTAAAGGTTCCTGCCATATATCCTTATATAATAATTATGCCTGCTCCACTGAGATAAGGTGATAAGTTGTCTATATTAACAGAATTGTCTGGTGATATAAATCCGTCCGTATTACTATACATCTTAATATTATCAGGTACAACAGACACCCCAAATCCCTGATTATAGATAATAAAGTCAAATATAGCATTATTCCCGGGTCTTGTTCTTGGCAACAAATTAGTTCTAATGTTATCTTGATTAACAACAGAAGTTAATAGATAGTATTCTAGGTCGTAGAGTTTTCTTAAGTTTCTATTAATAGTAGACGATTGAAAGTTTTCGTTTATACAGACATTAGCAAAAGTGTTCGTATCGAGATCTGGATCATCAATAAAGGCATTATTGTACTGCCTTTCAACATATGATAATAGTTGTTCTACAGTTCTACCTTCGTAAAATCTGTAACCAATATTGGTTTTTAACAGCGATAAATTATAAAAAAGCTTTTTAAATGATTTATTATAAATCCATGCTTGATTATATTCATTTTTATTTAAGACAATATCATTAAAGTCGTAAATTTGAAAATCAGTATTTCTAAGTAAAGAGACTAAATCTAAATTATCTTCAAAAAAAGCAATGTTGCTACCAGATAAAACTGATGGTCTATTTAACGAGGTATTATACACTAATAGGTTATCAGCTGAAAGACTTTTATTAGCAATATTTGCAATCCATTTAAATTCTGTTGTATTGCTTAACTTAGAAGACGGATATACACCAATTGTTTCATTGAGTTTAGTCGCCCATTTCTTTATAAGAAGGTTTTTTGTTAAAATATAAACGATATCTTTGTTGTAATCTGCAAATTTTATATCTACAATTTCATCTGGATTAATAATAAGACCGGATAGGCTGTAGGCGTTAGTAAGTTTGGGCTGATTATCTACCAAATCAAGTACATATACTTTTCTCTTACCACACGCGAAAAGTTGATTTGTCCGCTCATTATAGTTAAGAGCATTAAAGCTGGTAACTTCGTTAAATAAAGTTGCTAGGGATGTTGTACTGATCCAGTTAAAATCTTTATCAAAGCATTTAATACACTTATTGTTAGTGTCTTCAGCAAACAATACGTTATCACCGAATGCGATTTTATTAAGACCATCAAATTTACTATTATCTGTTATATTGCCTTTGCCGCCCACAAAGTCTAATAAAAACATTTTTCCAGTTCTAAGAAGTAAAGTATCGCTTAAATCGTAACTATATATATTGTTAAGAGTGCCATCAGCAACGTATAAAACGTCATTTTGTTTATTTAACTCTATATCTGTAATGTTAAGAAACGGTAATGAGCCAGATAGAGGGTCAATGATAGACTGTGTGAGAGTAGCCTCTCTTACGTTGACACTTATATTATAGCTGCCTTTATCAAAACCAAATATAGTTATTATGTTTTTGTTTGCTGTTGCTAGAATAGGGTAACCAAATCTGGGTGATATATACCCTATACCTAAATAGCTATTTGCCATACCTTTAAATCCGTCTCCACCGCTTACAAATGTTTGACCTGTAGATACAGGGGTTGTATTAGAAAATAATTTAAATTCTAACCATTCTGCAGACAAAGAATAATTTCCAGAAATACCAAACCAGCCAGAGTAAGTAGTAGGTATATCAAAATTTGCGACGTTACACAAACCGTAAAGATAAAGAAAGTTTTCATACAAATATCTAAGCTTTATATTAAGTGTATTTGCTACAGCGAGTTCATTTGGCTGTATTTCTATTTGTTCATAAGAGTATGGCAACTGATATACATCTGTTACAGCTCTATCGTATATTAAATTAAACTTAGAAAACTCTGTACTTATAGTATTCATGATTTTTGGGTTGTATTGGTTAAAGTATTACCTGGGAAATACGGTTGAATGTACTCTGCACTCTGGCTCGGTAGGGTTGTAACCCAGTTTAAAGAATTAAGTTTTGAGTATGCGGGTGTAATGTTTTTGATTGTATTAATTATTGCCACACCTAACTTAGATCTACTTTCAGGACTTAAAACATTATCATTGATATATATGTTGTATAATGGGCTCTTAGCCCCCGGTACGCTCTGTTTGAAATATCTCGAAACAACGTCAAAATAATTTCGGCGACCACTGGGTATATCAAAAGTTAATGAATTAGGAATAAACTTTTCTTTATACAACATACCTATATCAAAATATCTTAAATCCGTAGAATGTAAATAAAGGTTCTGAATTTTAAAATCTTTAACAAAGTAACTAGTCTTTCTAGTTTTATTTTTATCTAAAAGATCACTTAAGAGAAGGCCGTTATAAAATGGTGTTGCACCTGCAAATATATTATTTGTTATTAAAGGGGTGAGATTAAATTTATTAGCAGGAAAAGTAGAGGTTGAATAAAGCTCTCCATCAAGATAACATTTCATATATCCTTCCGGAGCATTCATCACCAAGGAAAAATGATGTGGGCCATTATCTAAGTCAGATGCGTCCACAGTGGTTGAAGGTATAACTATATCCTCATTATTGAATGGATTATACAATCTGGTTTTAAATGTGTAATTACCATTACCATGCCTATTAACTAGATAATTGTAATTAAATCTATGATTAGTAGCATCTGCAAATTGATAATTGCCTTGTACATTAACTCTAGTAGTATTATTTAAAACTCCTTCAGGTGTTAATGTCATTAATAGTGCATTAGTTGTGTCTGAACCGCTAGCTGTAAGAAGAACTGATTTTATTAGATCACCATTTTCAAACGTTTCAATAAACGATACATCTTGTATTGCAAGTCTCGATGTAGTAAACTGTCTATCTGCAGTTAAAGAGACAGTAAAGAGAGCTTCTTGTGATGGAGCAAATTTTGCAATAGCATTTGCATCTCCTGCCCACAGGTAATTATCACCGTCAATATTAAAGAAACTAAAAGCTCCGCGCGAACCGATCACTGTGGACAATCTGTTAGTCACTGTATCGTATGTCATAACTATTCCCGCACTAAGAAAATACAGCCTATTAGATCTAACTATTCCCCTTGTACCATCTACTACGGCTACTCTACCGTCACTCAGTCGATGTACTTCTCTTGCTGTGTTTTTGTTACCTATAACAACTTCTGCAGATACTGGTGATAATAAATTTGACGTTAAATCAATAGCACTTAAACTTCTGTCAGAATACAGAATGTACCCCCTTGCCTCATCATTAGATGCGTGAATGATAGAGTTTACTGGGCTAAATAGGGCTGAAGTAGCATCAATTATAGTTTCCCGTAAATCAAACTCTACCACCCATTGAGAATTGGTAATCGCGTGAAACGAATTTAAGGGGTCACGTCTTAACACATATTGAATATTTCCGAACGCTCTTTGTGATGCATCGAAAATATCTATCAACTGACTATCCGTGTTGTACATGTTAAGGACTCCGCGATTATTAACAAAAATAAATGGCGTCACAGTGTTGTAATTGAAAAACCCAAACCCGTAATCGTTATAATTACCTAACAGTTGATAACCTTTAGGTGATGTCCAATCTTCACTATAGCCCCAAAAAGACAAGGTAAATTTATTACCACCAAAATTAATATTTTTAACATCAAAAGATGCTACATTTTCCCCATTAAATGAATAGATATTTTTACCGTCCAAATCTTTTTCTGGATCTAAATTAGCACCGTTCCAGGTAGAAAACGTATTAAAATTTTTAATTTGAAGAAATTTATTTAATGAATTAATGTTGTGTTCGATATCAACCTTTCCTATGTGAGAATAAGCATACAAGCACCCTGGTTCGAACGTCATATTAGTCGGTACATCTACAATTTCGTAAGGTAAATTTAAGCACTCAAACGTAGTAATATATGTTACATTACCATCCGTTGCAGAAAGCGCTTGAAAAGGTGTAACGAGCTTTGGATTATAAAATCTATCAACCCAAACAGGTTTTATAAGTATGTTTTCTCCACCGGACAACCAGCTGCATAGCCATTGCCCGGTTTGCTCCCCACTTGAATCACCTTGGTTTGAAGACGACTTATAATTTGCTAATTTCTTAAAAATTTTATCACTTCTTAACGGGTGATCACCAGCAATAGCTCCAGCTTGAATCAATTTAGACGATTTTAAATTTAATCTTTTAAAAGGATACATGCTTTGTGGGGTATGAAACCATGTAGTTTTACCGGGTTTAAACTCATAGGGGGTAGAATAACTATCATATTGAAGATGAAGCTTTTGATAACCTTCTTCTTGCCTACGACCAGAAAAAATTGCATTGTAATTTCGGTATAAAGTGTCATTTTCGCTCAAAAAGACATTACCCCTTCCCTGGGCATGTTTTGTGTTGAGTTGATTCTTTAAAGTCAAAACATTAGTTTTTAGCGCGGTCCCAGCTAGATTATCATATTCACTGTGAATTAAGAAATTATTTTCAATATTGAAATAACTTTTTTCTTGATTTAATCTTAAATTATTTTGATTAAAAGATTGTTCATAACTGCCCCATTCATTAGTAATTTCAACCGGTAAAGGCAATTCAACTGATTTTACTGAAAAAAATCTTTTTTCATTATCAAATTGCATTTCTGTAGCTCCAGATACTATTAATGTTAGTGAAGAAGTATCATACAAAGTGTAATAAGGTAGATTATTAATTCTTGTTTGAAGTGTCAAAAGATTAGTCTTGTCATCATAAGAGAAAAAAAAGTATTTTGTATTCTCTAGACCTCCAGAAAAATTATCTTCATTTAAAAACCTTAAAGAATAATTAAATGTATTATAGCAGAGATAATATAGTTTGTTTTTGTACAAATGGCCTACTGTTGTTTTGTATGGGTTTGTTAAGTCTATTTCAAAAAAACATTCATTGTCTAATTTAGTAATGTCTTGCTCAAAAAAACCTTGTGTCATTTGAATGGGTATAGTGGTTGATGGAATGGATGGATCAATTACTGCTTTTAAAAACTTACCCTCGTTATTTCTTATAGCACAAAATAAAGTTTTTTCTCTATTATCGGGTGTTGTAAAATCTGTTATTTCTGAAAGTTTTAAAGACTTTGTAAGATGTAGATAACTGTAATTATTGTTTTGAAAATCTAATGTTTCTTTTAAAATAGGTGAAAAGAACGTTGTCAGATTACCGTCTATACCAATTCGATTATTAAGAAAATCTACTTGATTATCATATAGATATGAAGCGCTTAGCGGTCTAAAATTATCATTGGTTATAAAACTTGTTAGCATAAAATATTTATCCGTATTACGTTATTTGAATGTCTACGCCTTCTGAAGGCAAGTAAGGTGGGCCATCACCACTTAAAGTTAATCCACTTGTTTCTGCTGATATTATATCCTCAGAAGGAACAATTCTTAAGAAATCGGGGGCCAAATCAACCCCTTTACCTTCTTTGTAGTAGTATGCCCTTTCCGGGGGGACAACTGGATTGTTATTGACTGGCGGGACTATATCCGGTGGTGGTAAAGGTTCGGGTTGTGGTTTATTAAGCGCTGGTGGTACTGGCTCAACTAAATTAGGCAGTGATGAGAGTAAGGGAACCGCAAACACGATATTAGAAAGATCCAATGCATTTTTAAAGAGTTGACGTGTATTTGTCTTTTCTAAAGTCAATACAACATTAAAATCAGCAGATTGCTGAGCATTATGTAAAATTACATCTTCATATATGTCTAAGATACTACATTTAAAGGTGCATAATGTAAGGTAGTAGCTGTTTATACAGCAATCACTTCTTATTACGCTGATAGAAGGTGTGTATGTTTTTGCTGTTGTATTATCTGGATAGTATGTATGGCTCACAGGGGTTAATATAGGCGATACATTGGTTCCGTTTTCCCGTTTATAGGAGTATTCTGCAAAAGGAGTATTATCCCCGAAGTCATAAACAACCTCTATAACATTAGCATCATTTTCATCAATTCCAGAAAGTATATAATTAACCGTGGTTACACAATACAGCTTAATCGGGTCAAAGGTGATACTTTTATAGCAATAATCTTGAAAGCAGACGTCGTTAAATGGCCCACCAGATATAGATGTAGAGTATGAAGATCTTTGAATTACAGGATACGTATTATTTGAAGCAGAAAAATTACCTTTTCTAATTTGTGCTCCCCAGAGTAGTGAATAATAGGCACTAGTACCAACATTGGAAGAATAAGATTCTTTTAAATCTGTAGTACCACCAGCCCAAGCAGACTGTCTATGTACAAGATGGGCAACGTGAGGGGTGTTTGCACCGACTCTAAATGCCATGTTATACAAGCTCCACCCTTGACCAATAGCGCTTACCGTTGATCCTAATACGGTATAGTTACTGCCGCTTGAACCGGTTGTTTGTGTAGAGCCAGAAAACAAGTCATAGGTGGCTCCTACCCTACCAGTGCCCCCACCTGTTACGTACAGACCTAAATATTGCCTACTATTACCGCTTGCAAAACAAGAGAAAGTATAGTCTTGATTAGTACTTAAGATAAACGCATCAGTAAGCTGGCATAAACTATGAGTGCCGGTACCAGAGTCCTGCACCCTATCTGCTACAGGAAGCTGAACTACCGAATAAGGTGTTAAAGAAGTATCACTAAAAACTTCTATATTATCTTTGAACCAGTAAGAACTAGAAAAATCCTCTGAAGCCGCTAGCAAATTGCCCACATTAAACTCTCCTCCAAATGCAGTAAGAGGGTAGAATATATTTACCCCACTTACAGGATCACTAAAAATATAGTGGTCTAAATAAAAGCAATACGCAATTGAGGATAAGGGTTGTGATGTTAAATAAATGTTCATGGATTTAGTACGCAGCTAAGATTCTGCATGTAGGTATTGTTTAATAGGTCTATTACATAGCCGCCTCTGTCGATCAAGCCAATAGAGCAATCCGGTACAGCTTGATGGGTAGGAGGCACAGTAAATAGACATCTTGTATCATATATACTTAGATAGCCAAATCCTTTCCTAGGTGTAAAAGGCGATATAACAGAGACAAAATTTTCATAAACGTTAACTGAACTACCAAAAAACGTATATTTCTCTCTAAAGGTTGATAACGGTGCTAAAACAGTTCCTTGGGTAAATAATCCGTTTGTTGTTTTGTTGAAAATATATACCCGCCCTACATTAGGAGATTCATATGGTTGCCCCTGCTCTATGTAAGCTTCTCCAGGCGAACCTACAACGCAAAGATTTTTGTAAAGCTTTACGTCGCTACCGAAATTACCTGCTACTGTGTTTAATGCGTAAAAATCTCCAAGCGCCATTATATAGTTCCAGCTATTACTAGTTTGAGAAAGATAAAAATGAAAAACTTCTCCTTGCCCTAAGGTAGAATAAGTTTGTCTATTTGCATAAGGTGCCCCAACTACTAAATCCCTTTCATACAAGCTCATAGAAGTACCGAATCTACTAATGCCTGATGCAGGTGAGTATATCGTTTGACTTAACTCCCAAGCATTGCTGGGGTTTCTTTGAAAGGCGTGTATCCATTCATTACTATTTCCTACCAATAAATTTTCTCCATAAAGCTGGGCTGAGGTTCCTAATCCAGCTCCAGATAAAACAGCAGTTGATAATATTGTTTGATATAACACCCAGGCACCTATTAAAGTTGGGTCAGTACTTTCAGAGATATACTTATAAATGAATACACCACCAGGTGTACCCAAGAATTCGTTTGACTTAGTACAAATTACTAACGTGTCTCCATCAACATCTGCTGCCGAGGCCTCAGTATTATCTGGTGTTTTAATAACATTTGCTCGAGCAAGTTTTTGGCCCAAAAATTCATACACCACAACATCTGATGTGTTGTTGATTCTACCAACTACAGTATCTCCATCTTGACCTAAAAGCTTAACTCCAGCTCCTGTATAAACTATGTTTTCTAGATTGTACTTATTTAAATCTGTGGTGTATGTAATTAATTTTTTGTTCACTGGTAGTGAGATAAATTCTTTACCCATAGCCATATTACTTTCAGAAGGTGTATCATCAATTATAATATGTTGCTGACACCCGGTAATTAAATCTGTATATTCCACTGTTCCGGGAAACCCTGCTACATTAAAGTTTTTTATTAAAAACTTTGTATCCGGATCATTAGTCGTATGAGTTAAACCTACCTTAAAAGCTGTTCTTCGAATATCTGGTAAAGTGAGTTTGAAAGCTGTAGTAAAATTAGGGTCTTTGATATTGTCTTTTAATTGTACTGTAATTTCGCTAAACTGTTTTGCAACAATTATTCTAACTGCTCGATAATTTTCTTCAGAATCAGTAGGTGTTTGTCTATCTATAGTAAAATTTTCTAGACCCGGAATACTATTAATATTTTTATCGTCTGATAAATTGTAAAGCAATTCATAATTTTTATTAATCCCCCCTCTAACAGCTATGGTAGGCTCCGCTCTGTAAGCCGATAGTGAAACCCCTGTAATGCCGTTTTGCTCTAGAGCAAATTGTCCAGACGAATCAAAACCTATTCCTAAAATAGCACCAGCAAGACCTCTATAGCCACCCAGCATACATCTGTCGGTAATAATTGGAGATGACAGATAACCTAAGCAACTCCCCGGGCCGCCTCCCCGAGGCATATCTATAATACTATCAAAGAAAATTACAGCAATACCACCTGTTGGGGTTGTTACAGGGTTATATCTAGAGTATTCAAACGAAATAATTGTATCTGAAAAACTATCAAGAGATTGATTGTTGTATACTGCAATATTTTTATTTGTATTTGGAGTATTCATATATTATTTAGCCTGAATAAAAGTATGCGGATACTGTTCGATTACCCGCCATAGGTACTAATATTTCACCATTACTTACCTTTACAGTTGGTCCGTTAGTATAGGGTGCACCGGTTGGATCAAGTATTAAGCTTGCATCAGAAATAGAGAACGTCTGGCCTAATGAATGCTCGGATAAATTAGTACCTGTAAATCTAATACCAGGTCCAGCACGGTAGAAGAACGTTACATCAACCCCTGATCCAACCTCAAATGTGCTTAATAGACACGTTGACGGTGAAGTAGGCGGGACAATATAAACATTAGTACCTGCGACAAACAGATCACTACAATTTGGACCGGTGTTGGCACAATTAATTCGTGAAGGTCTACTAGTAATACTTCCACACATAGTACCAAATCTTTCTATTGTCAATGTATAAATCTCAAACGCACTTAAGTTTACTATTACCGTAATATGATCATCCATTCTTATAGGCATGGCGCTTACTTTAAACCCGCTAGACGAGTCTCTACTAGACAGTGCCATAACAGTATTGCCAGGAGATGCTGAAACATAAAGAATAAAACTAGTTCCACTTAAAATATCAAACTTTGTTGGAAAATTTACATCTTGAGCTATAGACGCTACACCCACATCATTGTTGAATACTTTGCCTATACCGTCACCACTATAAACAATGGTAAGTGTATAGAAACCTGTATCAAAAATAGCTGATACCGCAACGTTAGTAGCAATATTATTAATAAACAAATAGTCTTTATCTGTAGTTATATAGTTGTATTCGTATTCTGGTTCATAAATCCACTTCTTAAACTGATATCCCCGACTAGTTTTTGCGCTTAATGCAATAGGTGTTCCATAATTTGCAGAATAGCCGTTTGTAAGGCTAAGACCCGAAAAAGTATCAATACAAGTACCTGGATTTCCACTAGAAGTGTTACCAGAGCATTCAATAGATCTAGTACCAAAAGGTGTAGTAGAGTAAACATACCCGTAATCTACTAATTGACTAGCAGTCGCTACAGAGTTAACTGTTAGAATATGATCATAATATCTAGTATAGGTTGCAGAGACTGTTGCGTCCCTTTCAATTAAGAACGAACAAGTATTATTATCAAATATACCTTCACACTGACCACCTTTCCAACCTGTAAAAAACCAGCCTGATATTGGATTTAAGCACGACAGGGTAATTACAGTATTCTTTTTGTAGCTTGCAGCACATGCTGATAACGGACAATCTATATTGCCATCTGTTGAGTATAATCTACCCATAGGTGTCCAGTTATTAGGATACTCTAGATAACCCACACTATCCACCGTAACCGAGTAAAAGGGAATCTTACTGAACACCGCTGTAAGAGATTGGTTATCTAAAATAGTAAATAAGCAATCCGGAAAAGGAGATTGATCACATTCTCCTCCAATCCAATTAACAAACTCGCTATCTACATTAGATGATGCTATTACAGCGAGTGTAGTATTGTAAGGAAATTGCTGAAAACATATTGTACCGCAATCCAAACAATAAGGATCAGTAAATACAACCCCGCTACCAGAGCCGGTCTGAGTAATGTAAAGGTCTTTATAAATTCTGTCTGGTGTTTCACAGAATTTAATCGAATCGTTGTTTGAAAGAGAAGTTGAAAGGGTAAACTTCAGGATACTAGCATCAGGGTAGGTTGGTCTGGCTATTGTACAGTAAACGGGTGTTTTAAGCTTAGAATAAGGTGCAAACAGTACTATATTTGCAGATATGGCTCTATCTACTGTATCTGAGTCAAACACGTTAGTCGAAGGATATATGCTTAAAGTGTTTAGCCCGCTGTTTACCGGTGTTATACTATTAATCTTAAAATATAATGAGCCTAGCCCAGACGCCACATCATTAACTGTTAATCTATCTACAATAGTTAAAACTAACGAATCGTAGTCACTAGCATCAATAGTAAATTCCGTTGTATCTATATTGCTAGCACTTATAAGTGTAAATATGTTAGTCGATGTCAAGCTACATATGTCAATAGCTACATTAGAAGGCTCTAGAGATACAGAAGACACACTAGTAAGTGTGTTATATACTGATGAAAACCCTACAATGGTATTATTTTCTTCTCCATAAAAGTCAAAAAATACAGCATCAGGGTGGCCGTACTTAAAGATTAAATTATTGCCTGTTTTACGCACCACATAACCAGAGCATCCAATAAAGATTGTTGTCTCTAGATATGATTCCCAGTCAAACTGTACTAGATATGTACCTGGTTTATTTAGCTGCACTGGAAGAATGCCATCAGCGTATAAAAATGTTAATTCGTCCGGGTCACTCTCAAACCCCATGTCAATAACACCTTCTTTAAGGAACTGGCCTCCAATAGTACCTCCTACAGAACCTGCATATTTGACTAAAAATGGCATTGTAGGGTTAGAGTAATTATTATCGTAGATAAAATAATAAGGCCTAAACATTCTTGGATTAAATGTTTGAAGATATATGTCCCAATCACCTTCCTTAAGCTGCTCATTAACGAATAATGGCATTCCATTTAAGTTCTTCCCTAGATATGAAATATTAAATAATGCTTTTTTTTCTGATTTATTAAAACTAACACCTTCTATTTTAGTTAAATTAATTTGTGGTGGTTCAGCAAATCCAGCACTTAAAGAATATGAATTTACAGAAAACACACCACCTTTTAAGCTTACAGGGTAAATTGGTTCTAACTTTATATTGGTGAGAGAAGTCTTAAAAATGGAAGGGTAAACTACTTTATAGTTTGAGCCTGACAGGTAAGGTAGTAAATTTATAAATGCTAAGTAAAGTGCATTTTCTCTTTCTGAATACCATTCACCAGCAAATTTTTCTATATTTTCATTAGTAAATATTTTTGTAAAATAGAAACTTGAAGTATTATTAATTGTAATTTTACCAGAATCTCTATCGTAATTAAGAGAATCAATTATAACATAATTTTTTGTTTCTAAGACAAATGTATCATAATACATGTTAAAGTATAAAGCTTGAGAAGACATTTCCTCTCTTACATTCTGAGGATATCTTAAGAATATTGCGCTTAACGCTGCACTTGCAGGTAGTATTGTGGTGTCAACACCTCTAAAATAAAATAATCCTGGTGTTGTATATTTTCTATCATACAAGCTTTTTATTGGGTAGTTATCAGAAGAAAGATAGACAGTGTTAGATTGAGGGAATATACCCCCATCATCTAAATTAATAGCAGAAACAGATTTTAAAGGTATGATTTTTTTAAGAATTCCGTATTCATTACCAAAAACATCGCTTCCCCAATAAACAGGTGTTAAATCATTTACTAGAAGAGATTGCTGTCTATCTGTATAGGAAAGTTCATCTACACTATCTAAACCTAACCACAAGTCATTGTTTTGCCAGATATCTTGTTTTTCCCCGCCCCAAAATTGTATGTTATCGGTTTCACGAGAAAAACCAGCATTCTGTCTCTGTAAGTCCTGGTCTTGACTTTGATAGCCATAATAAAGTTGATTATAATTGTTAGACAAAACATCGCCAAAACTAAATTGATTAGATCTTGATTTTTTATTCCACTCTACATCTAACTTATACACTAAAGGTACTAGTTCCCCGTTAGTATTGCTGTTGTATGACACATTACCTACAATATTAGGATCAGGAAATGCATATACAGTGTTTGGCTTTAGCTTAGATGTATCTATTTCATATTTCTTAACAGGGGTATTGTGTACTAATAACCCTATATTGTGTGGTAAGAAGAATCTACCTAGTTGATATTCTGTATATAATTCTTCTAAATTAGGCACAGTAACAGTAGTGGGGTATTGTTTGTTTAAAAAGTTTAGTGTGGGAGAACTGTAGGTATTATTGACACTAAACAACAACCCGCTAACAATTTGTGTAGAAGATGTGCCTGTACTTAAATAGTAAAAATCAGTACCAGTAAATTTAGGTGCTAATATTTTTAGTAAATTTAATTTTAACTCAGATTCTCCACCACTTAAGTAAGAGATAAAATCTCGAGTTTTTAAATATTCTAATTCTGTACCTGACAAATTTTTATTGATAGTAAAATTATTAGTACCTAAAGATTCAATAAACAAAGGGTATTGACGTATTGCATCAATAATAGCTTGCTTAAAGTCTATAAAAGCATTTAAATTAATATCGTTTAAATTAGATGAACTTAGCTCTTTTCTTATTGTGCTAAAATCGTTGTAATTAGCACTTAAAGGGTTATTGTTAAAATAAGTGTCTGTTTGATCATAAAGTTCCTCAACGTAAACACTAAGCCCTTGTGCAATAGCTGAAAGAGGTGGAAACCTGACAGAAAATTCTGTAAAATCTATTTGATTTGTCCTAGCAGCATCAAATATTAGCTTTTTAACTAAATTATCAACTCCAAGGTTACTACCTCTTAAATTGTGCTGTAAGGCGGCTGTTTTTACTTCTTCTCTAGCGCTGGCATAAAATAAGCAAATTCCTTTGAGTTTATTAATAAAAAACGGTAAAATAATATCTAAATCATTTGGGTCCGTAAAATCTGCATTAGATATAAATCTTCTTTCTTCTTCTGTACTGTAATTTACAACTATTTCCCTTAATACCTGAATATAGGAGTCTCTAAGAATATTACTAGTATCATCTTTAGATTTCTTTTTATATTGTCCCCAAGCAAGTACATAATTTTTATAATCAGAAAATGTATCGCTTATATTAGAAGAAACTAGATTCTGTTGCTTGTACCATTCTAAAAAAGTTATAGGGGCATAAAAATCTATCGGGTCAGAATAATTTTCTAAAATACTGTAGGGGAAACTATAATTCATTTTATTAGATCTAACCCTTCATAGAGTGAACGACTTATAACCCTTTCCATTATACCGCCGAACTTGGTCCACTCGTTGTAACTACTAACCTTAGGGGCTATAGTTGTTTGTGGGTTATTAAAGTCTATAATACCGTCAACCATTTCGACTTTCTTGTTAGGAATAAACGAGTAAAACGCATAATATGGTTTAATATCTATACCAGACTCAGCGATATTGCCAGTAACCAAATTCCATCCCCAATTATAATTTACACCACTAAGCGGATAAGGGCTACCAAACTTAGGTACTATATTATCTGTGGTAGGGACTACTGTATTCTCAATCACTCTAAAACTGTTATTAAAAATATCATACGCTATAATGGGTTCACCTACAATAAAACTACCTGTACTAATGTCTATATTGCTACCTAAATTAGTATCTGTTGAAAAATCGCATGCACTTAATACGAATGTTTCCTGCTTGTGTGCTCTAGTTCCATAAAGTTTAGAATGATTAATACTTAATATATCGACTGCTCTCATTAATTTTGAAGGGTAGCCCGTAGTAAAATCATAAAAGGGCAATCCTTTTGAAACAGTCAAACTCTTCAGCGAAGGTATATTGCAAGTATCTGGATCAGAAACATTTGAGGAGAAATTAGCTATTTTTTCGTAAATTGTTTTGCCTAACGATTCGGGAGGGCTGTCTATACCCCCAACAATTTGACCTACAAAATCATCCCATAACAAGGACTTATCAAATAAAGATTCTTGTAAAACATAACTTTTTAATGTTGATTTTAAATCAAAATTTTCATTTTGCTTATTAATAATTGGGGTTAAATTGTAAATGTCAAACAGGTTACTTTTACCTCTTATTATTCTTGGTAGAGGATTGATTGTTGTTGCATACTTATTGAGCCACCTTATTCCTGTCCAGTCACCAAAGACGCTGTAAAAGGCCTGCTGCCCATCTGGGGCCGATAATTGAATATCAGGTAAGCTGGTATAAAAAAGACTTGATAGAGGTATTTGTGCTGTATTTGTAGTAGGATAAAAATAAATCCTACCATCAAAATTATGTAAAACCCACATGTAACCTTCGGTGTCTAACCCAATACCATCTATTCCTTGGTAGTATCGAGAATCGTAATTGCTATTGCCCACAAACAATTCACTAACTATTCCTTGTGGTGTTATTTTTGATACTTTACAAAAATCATGATGTGCCCATAAATTTTGCTCTAGATCTATTGAAATGTTACCTAAAAAGTTGAAGTACCGAGGATACCCAGATAGTAGTTCACCACTACTATTCCATTTGTACAGGACATCATTTATTCTAAAAGGGTCAGAATAATTCTCTGTTAAATTTTTAGCAAATGCTATAATATTATTATTTCTATCAACAAATAGCTCTTGTAAGGAATAAAGTTGTGGAATTTCTATAAAAAGATCTATTGCTCCTAAATCGTTGTATCTAGCTATAAAACCACTAACAGGGTGACTGTAACCAACCACTATTTTACTATCTAAATCAGTATCTATACAAGAAGGTAGCAAGAGACTCTCACCCATATATCCGCTTAGAAAATCCTTGTTAGAGATATATTGTGCGGGGTCGGTAAAAGCTACATTTAAATCCCTAAACTTAGGTGCAGCAACTCTATCAACTAAGTTTAATCTAGGATTGTATCTAATAACCGAAACAGCATCATAGAGTGATATCCATGCATTGCCTTGTCTGTCTATTGCTATATTGGACGGGCTCGCGCTGTCCAACTCTCCCAGGTAATCCGCAACAGTAGGGGCTGTAAATTCACCTGTATAGGTTGGTACAGCTGAAAGTTTAATTGTAGTCATTAGTGTGCCTGAAAGAGTATATACAAAAACTCTATCTTCATCTGCATCAGCTACCCACACTCTGTCAATTTCACCCATGCTGTATGTTTTTAATGGTGCAATACTAATGGCTATTGTAGAGCTTGTAGGTGTGCTGTAGGTTTCATAGTTACCTGTTAAGGAAAAATCTGTTATACCAGAACAATTATTATAAATTGGTTCTTTTTGAAATCTTCTGACTTTTTTGAACCCACGTTGTCCAGCAAACCCATAAGGTGTTCCTTGGCTTATAAGAGGATTATCTTTAATAAGTACAGACGCACACAATACCACTGTAGTTGTTTCTGATTCGTGTTTTAAAATCCCTGAGTAGTAAGATCCACTATTTTCAAAGCTTGGTACTTTGTTATTGATAGTAAATTGGACGCTTGTAACCCTAAAAGTGCTAGTTTCTGTAAAAACGGACACCGGGTCTTGACCCGCATACTTAAATAGTCCAATACTCATTGTATTAATTTCTGTGGGATCAGAGCCATCAAATTTTACCGCAGTTATTGGGGGGTAGCATTTAGTTGTAAAATTATCTTTATCTTTAAAGGTAACTACAAACGGTATTTGGGTATTACACCATTTAACAGGGTATATGCTAAAGGAATGAAGAAGTTCACCAGAGACTGGTCCTACTGTTTGCGGCCTACCTTCAACTGTAATACCATTACTTGTAATAGCAAGAGTCTCAGCTGGATTAAATACGGTTTTTAAATAGGATGCTTGTGTAGGAAAATTAATATAACCGTAAGGAATTTTTTCTATATCAAAATTTCTTTCTATATTTTGTTTATCTAGTTCTAAAAATCCTCTTGTATCGAAATTAGCGTATAGAAATACTAGTTTGTCGCTTCCTGTATTAAATTTTTGATCTGTAAAAACTACATTTAACCCTTCAGTAGAGCCAGTAGTACCTGCAAACGCAGTTCCAGTTTTAGGAAAATTATAAAATAATAGCTTATCGCCAGCTGGTGCTCTTTCTGCATAAACACTTACACTAGTAGTTGCCGTACTATCTATAATTTTAAAAGTTTCTACTTTATCTGGTGTTGTATACTTTTGTAAAAATCCAAAATAGCTTTTAAGATGGCTCCATTTGCTGGTATAATAAGAAGAGAGGGACATAAAGCTACTCCTACTACCACTAGCATATAACATTATACTGTAGTTGTTTTTTAGGAGATAGGGGTCATTTTGCCATGAATTGTATCTGTAGATTTTTAAAGGCTCTGTACACTTTCCTGCTGGTAGAGTATATATACCTAGACTACCAGCAGGTATAAACGGCTCAAAAACTATTTTATCGGGAAGAGCGTTTATTACAGTTACTGTTGCAGGCGTTGTAGCTGTTGTCGGAGTTGTTGCTGTTGATACAGTGTTAGGCTCCCCATCTAAATCATAAAAGGTAGCTTTAATATTGTAAGACCCGGGGGTCTTGTAAAAGTGACTCGCTGTTAACCCTATTTTAAAAGTACCATCACCAAAATCCCAGTAAGTCATATTGTCTATTAACTGCGCCCTTGTATCTGTCGACATAACAGGCGTAATGTAGAAAGGGGTATTTTCTAAAGTATAGCTAAATAGGTTGGGTAGAGCTGTAGGTAGCTCGCTTGTGGTTATTTTTAACTGTATAGCCGACAGCGGCAACATTTTAATACTCCCTTAGAGTGCTGCTCTGGGTTTCTGGTGTTACTAGTTCTATTTGTGATATAAAATTATCCACATTGTATAGGTAGGGTAGTTTAAAATATGGTAAGGGTAAACTTTGTGTAATAATTTGAATATCTTCTTTACCACCGCTATAAACGGGATTAAAGACCAAAAAGCTCAAGCCATTTCTCACTGTTTCTACGCCATCAATAATACGTTTGCATGCTATAGATACTACACCATCGATTTCTAAAATTTTTGTTGTAAGAGAATCTAAATTTACAAGCTGTCCTAATACGGTGTTACCTGGGGCAAAATATTCTGATATTAAATTATTAACTTGTCTCTTTATTTCGGCCTCACTAAATCTAGAAGATGGAGATCTTGAGACTACTAAGACAGAATCCTTGATGATGTCAGGTGTAAGTAGGGAGTTGTTTATTTCCGCGTTAGATGCAACCCCTATACCAAATGCTGTATAAACAGGGTCCATCATAACAATTTCAGATGTTGCCATTTTGGTTTCCTGTAAACCGCGGGCAATATAATCTTTTAAACCTATAGATAGAAAATTGTTAAACGTTTGAGCGCTATTTATTTTTTTAATTTTAGGGACAACATACACGTAGATATTATTAAAATCACAGCTGTCCGAGAATGTCACTTGATTTAACAGTACTCTACTATCGTTAGAAGGTGCTTTAAGACCTATATTGTAGTAATATCTCATGTGCTCTGCAATATAATCCCAATTGTTAACAACCTTAACGTTATCAATTAAATTGCTGAAGTTGCTCTTTATAAACGTTTCGAAATCGGATGTTGTTATTAATCTGTATTGCGTTTTAAAGGTATTAGGTGCGTTTTGCCTGATATCTTCAGCTGTTTCTATAGGTGAATAATCTGTAGAGGCATCGGTATTAGAAAATATTAATGAGGCTGCTTGATCATTAGATGTGTATGTCTGATTAATACTCTTAACGTTGTTAAATATAGACTGAAATAGAGGAGTATTATAAAGAAATAAGGTGTTACCGTCTAGCATACCTGGGCCTACTTCCCCACCATTACCAGCTGGCCTTAAATAATAAACCGCAACAACATTGCTTGGCATTAGCTGTTTACCGCTTACATTGTTACCGAATTTTAATTCATAACGCTGCTTTTCATTTAATCTGCATTCAAATGCTTTGCTTGATGGTCCTTCTAGATATAAACTATCCACTCTTTTCCACTCTACCCATCTTCCTGTTTCATCAAAAACATAAACAAATATGTTTCGATGGTCAATTAAAATGTTTTCATCATTTTCACCTATAAGCGCTAGAGAAAACGATTCAAAGGGCGAACCGGTTGCAGTATAGAGAGGGTATTCTAGAAACTGACCTTGATATAATAATGTAGATTGGGCAAGCTGGGTTAACTCTTCAACACCTTCAAAAGATTTGATAAAGGTAGTATCATTTGCAAAGCTGTAATATACTCCGTTTACCGTAAAATAAGAATATCTTGGTATAGTATAAATTCCTACTGGAAGCGAAGACGGGGCCGATGCTTTAAAGCTTAATATACTAGACTGTGCACCTACCGGGTTATAGTTTAATGCCTTAACAATCTTGTTCATATTTTCATATAACTGAGATTGAGAGAACTGACTCTCACTACCTGTCTTGTTCAAGTAAAATAATAAAACGTGATAACTGTAGGCTATAATATCTAGCAAACTATTAAAATTACTTCCTTCAAAAATTTGATCAGTAAACACCCCGCCTTGAGAAAGACGGGATTGCATTAATGTTTTTAAAGATGTAGCATCGAATGCTGCATACGCATTAAACGGCAAGTTAAACTGATTGCTAGTCGTATTGTTCATTAGTTAAAGTAGTATCCTGACTCAGATAAAACACCCTTTAAGGATACTCCTGTAATATTTAACGTCGGAACATTAATTATCATTATAATATTGTATTGATTATTATCATTATCTAGCTGTATGTTAAGCTTTTGTAGTTGTATTCTAGGTTCAAATTTTTGTATTCCTTTAAGAATAGCCTCTCCTATAATTTGGCCTTGTGTCTCTGAAACAGGTGTGAATAGATATTGTGTTAAATTTAAGCCATATAAAGGTGTAAGAATTTTTTGGCCAGGCATTGTTGTAAATAGATTAAAGAGACTATTCTTTACCGCGCCTATATCTTCTGAAATTTGAATATCTTTTATCTCTCTGCGCTTTAAGAGTTGAGTATTCTTTGTGTAAGCGACTTTAAGATCTAATAGTAAATCCTTGTAAATAGGTGAAGATAATGGTGCGGAAATAGTATTTAAAACTATGGCTGCCATAGTATTATTTATACGGGGATATTTGTTCCTTGAAACATAAATATAGATATGAATAAATTTACCGCTATCTACGAGTCTGCCATTCAACGCTACACTCGAGGTGGTTTTTTGACAGGAGATTTGGTAAAATTTACAGAAAATGCATTTCGTGATGATTTCTTTAAAAAACAAGCGCCTAACTACATTCAAAAGGCTAAATCATTTAGCGAAAGCGGTTTAAACATAAGAGTTAGTGCTATAAAAGCAATAAGACCTACTATGCATTCTGGAAACATACAGAATGAAGCGGAATCATTTTTGGTGGATATAGTACAAGAGGTTGCACCTGGTTTATACAGAGAATTCATAACAGTACCTGCCCACGTTCTACAGCCTATCGATACCGGTATTAATCTAGCCCCAGTTCCAGATAGTCTAAAAAGACCCAATGATACTTCTATCACACCTCACCCTGTTAGCTTGAAAGATGAAAACGAACTAATGCTTTCCCCTCACCGTCAAACACAAACAAGTGATATGGGCAACCACAAGGACTCAGAAGGTGATCGTAAGCTTAATAATGTAAATGTAAAAATACCTAGTTCACCGGCTAAAGGTGAGAACAGCCCAAGTGTAGAGAGCGGCACCCACAGGTATCTTCCTAAGCGTTAATTTCAGTTAACGCCAATACAAGACAATAAAAATTAATTTCTTGATCAACAACAAACGCGGATCTATACATATATTCCCCAATAGTTATCAACCATAGTTTCTTTTGTTGTTCGGATAATGAATAGTTACCCTCACAAACATTATCAAATAACGACTTCATAAGTAGACTGTAATCCCCGTGAAACGTCTCCTCATTTTCTATAACATGTTTTCTTGCATTAAATACTTTTTTACTAACAATAAACGTTATTAGTTTTATAATAAAGTCGTCCTTTACATCAAGGGACGGTATAGTTAATATCCCTATAGTACTAAATTTTTGCAATTCATTAATACACTTTCGTATATCTGGAAAATATTTTCTAATTAACCCAATTAACTTAACTTTATTTTCTTCATCAACTTTAATATTCTCAGCCTTTAGAATAGTATAACAACGCTTTACAACCTCTTGTAAGTTAGGCTCTAAATCTATAAACTGGCACCTACTTTGAAGAGGTGCAATAACTTTGTGTTTGTAATTGCACGTTAAAATAAATCTACAGTGGCCGGCATATTCTTCCAATACATTTCTTAAGGAACGTTGCGCTTCAATTGAAGCCATTCCATCTATTTCATCTAGCAATACTATTTTTTTCTTACCGTTAAAACTCTTAGTTCTACTAAAACTAGTTATATCATTTCTTACCGCGTCTATGCCTACTTCAGAGCAATTTTGATAGATGTATTCAGCCTCTAGTGTGTTAATAAGAACTTTTGATGTAGTTGTTTTGCCTATTCCTTGATGACCGCAGAACATTAAGTTAGGTATTTCATCATTCTTAATAAAAGATGTTAGTATTTTTCTAGTTTCTGAAGACAGTATAACCTCGTCTATAGTTTTAGGTCTGTATTTTTCAACCCAAAATTTATCTACATCCATTTTATTTACCGCTACTTCCGAAGCCTTTTTCACCTCTGTCAGTTTGTTCTACTTGACCCCACCCCACAACCATGTGAATATTATAATGAACGATTAATTGTGCAATTCTATCGCCTTTCTTCACTTCATATTGCTCTTGACGATGATTGTAAAGTAATACCCCAAGATCTCCTCTGTAATTTTGATCTATGATCCCGGGGTGAGCTAAAATACCACTCTTAAAGCTAAGACCGGATCTAGATCCCACTTGCAACCAGTAGCCTGGCTCTAGATAGGCAAGTTTTAAACCAACTGGCACGACTGCTTGACCAAGCCCCGGTATAACCGTATTTTCTACCGCTGCTAAATCCCACCCAGAGTCAGTATCAAAGTTCTTTTTTGGTAATTGGGCATCTGGGTGAGTCTTTTCAAATTTAATAGCAGGTAAATAAGGTGGTAATGACGACATACCTAAATTATAAGGTATGGTATAATATTTTCAACGTATAAATATAGAATGGAAGATAATGAATTTAGCGTTAATGACCTTATTAAAGAGCTTAATATAAACACTAAGGAGAATAAGGATAAGCTTAATAATGAAGAGTTTAATTTACCAAAGGACAAACTAGAAGACTTTGTATTGAGTAGTACTGGGAAGCTCGTTACACAAGGGCTTGATATTGTCGAAGGGGTAAAGGAATATGTTATGAACAACCCGGAAAGCCGAGAAGTTCAAGCATTAGCAGAGGCATTAAAGGCCGTAGCTAGTGCCTTGTCGGTTGTTAAGGATATTCACATTACACAGGTAAGAAGAGAAAGTGCAAAGGAATTAAAAACCATGGAAATAGAGGCTAGAAAAGAAATTAAACAGGAAGAAAATACAACCAAACTTTACATTACACGGGATGAGATTTTTAGGAAAATAATGGAAGATGCAAAGACTATAGAAGCAGAAGCCATTAATATCAATACAGCTACGCCTTCAGCACTCCCTGAGAAGTCAGAGAACTCGTAACATCTTTTAACTGATTAAACAATAAATCTTGATTTAATTTGTTACCTTCTACGTCAACAGTAATGTTTACATTAGGAACAAACTGTAAATTATTAGAAGATGATCTAGGATTATAGTTTATGTAATACAAAATTACATTGTAAAGCTCTTTAAATTCTCCTTGTATTTTTTGTTGTATAGTGGGAGCAAGTTGTTTCATTCTTTTGAAATGCTCTGTATCAGGTATAAGGTTTTCCCCTTGAGCTTTAGTATTACTTTCTACTTTGTTCTGAATGCTTTGAATGTTTTTTCTAAACACTAGATTAGTTTTTTTACTTAATTCAGAGTGTAAAAGTAAAGTGGCTGGGCTTATCTTATTTGATAAAGTAGCACCATATCTAAAAGGCGAGAGAACAGATTCGCTATTAATATCACTAACAAGTTGTAATGAATCATCGAGATAGTTTTCTATTCTTGCTAAGCTTCCCATACAATCACTAAAGGATTTGTAGAATGTACCTTCACCTATTTTTATTCTTACTTGATTTTTTACTTCATCTATCGCGGTATCAAAAGTTTTTATCCAATTAGCTGCAAATTGAGGAGACATTTTTTTCATCTGACCATCTAAATCTGCAAAAAAATCTCTTTGCGCCGTAATTACATCGTTTTGAACTTTAGTTAAATTATATTTTATACCAGTTTCTAATTCTTTAGAATAACTTTGAATAGTAGATAAAAAGTTACTTGCTTTGTTGTAAAATTCTTTTTTGTAAAAAAGATTAATTTTGGTGAGAAACGGATCGATTGTTTGATTATTCATATGGATTGTTGAGTGTTATTTGATTTGTCGTGTGTATAGGTTTTAACACCTATAATATTATTGTAGTAACTACCTGAGGCAAACACATGTTCAACCGTTGTTGTCAAATACATACCTAACGATTTATTATCAAACTTATTGTCTGGGTAATTATCCCCTCTTGAAATTGTAAAAAATCTTCCTGGAGATCTTGCAACATTGCCTCTACATTTAAAAGATATAGCACTATTTAAAAACAAACTAGATATTAAAAATCTATTTCTACCAGAATTAAGCCGTGCGTTAGAGTCTCTATTTGGATTAAATTTATTTACTACCACTTTCTTATCCATAAAAGTTTGATTCATAGGCAAATTCATACTCGGTGAGCTATTTAAACCCCCTTTTTGAGTTCTAACAAAAAATTGCTTGTAAATTTGAAGATTTTTTTCAATATTATTTTCTTTAATATCTAAGCTAAAGGTTTTTTTGTTAACATCATATCCATGCACAATATGAGAAGTTAAATTATTAACTACGTCTGTGGGTGAGGGATCAACAAACTGAAAATTATCAACCGTAACATAATCAGGCATATCCAAAGAAAAAGGAGAGATAGGGGATCTTCTAATTTTATCTAAAGAAGAAGAACCGGCAGTCATTCTTCCTATTATAAACTGCTCGGTTAAAAGTGGCCCGCCAAGGTTACTTTCACCTAAATAACTATTTTTAAAAAATTCAGTAATTGGCACTAATGACCATTTATCTCTATCTTTCATGAGTAGTGAAGGTGCATACTGATTAGACGCATCACTAACATGGTTGTCGAGCAAATAATGTAAATCATCTATTGCTTTATATTGAGCCGGGCTACTGTAAAATATCTTGGTTCCTCCTTTATCCCATTTACTTTCTTTGAATTGTAAGTTATAGTCTACTAAAGTAGTTTCAAGGAGCTTTTTTATTGCTTCACCTGTATACATACTACGTTCTTCATTCCCAGTACCTTTAGAGAATTTTCCTGTACTGAAATACGAGCTTTTTTCTTTAAGCATAAAATATGCATAGTCATGAAAATATAGCTTTTTTAATTTAGAATTGTTATCGTAAATCAATTCCTCATAGTCATAAACTGAAAATACATAATTTAAGGATAGATCCGTGACCTTATTAGGTAATTCATTTTCTATAGAAGGCTGAATACTAACAAGTAAAAAATCTCTTCCATCTCCTCTAAAATTATAACTGTTAAAATTGTTACTTACAGAACCATCTAAATCGTTACCAAGGCTGTTAAATCCCTCTAGGGTATTAAGATCATTATTAAAAACTATATGACCTTCTGCATAAAAATTTGTCATTCTTTCTACAATTCTAAAATCTGAGATAGCAGAAAAATTTATACGAACCATATCTCCATTTGTATTGAACAGTGTTACGTTAAATTTATAACGGTTATCTGTAATAGTTACTATAGAGGAATTTTCATTATCGATTCCTAAATTTTGAATTAGTGGGTTAATCATTTTTTAAGCTGTTGAGTGATATCGTCTAGTAATTGTGGAATAAATTTAGGCTTAATTATATTAATTTTAGATCCAGCAGCGGGAAACTGTATAGGGTTAATTATGTTATTGGCTAATACAATCAACCACCACAAATTCACAGTTTCATACTCATCATAACTTATAACTGTCCATGGTACTGATTTAGTCAGAGTAATGGTATAAAAGGTACCAGCGGCTAAAGGAGTAGGAATGTGTATACTATTAAGAATATTATAAAATAAAAAATTTTCTGTTTTATCTTCAGTTTCAACAGGGTACATTCTAAAAATATTCTCATACATATAGTTTGATATTTGAGGTAAAACCTCAAGATCATTATGAAAAAATCCAATGGTAGATAAACCTATCATTTAGGTGCAGCTCCCGGGGTACCATTAAATAAACCCAAATCTCTTAGTTCAGAGGAAACTCTATCTGTAAAGATGTCCGGGCTTAACGTATCAAGCATTGATTGCTGAATATTAGTTCCAAAAGACGCCAATGTACCTGCTTCATTAAACTGTCTTACGTTAGTCACAGAAATAACATTGTATTTGTCATAGAGCATAGAATATAAAAAGTTCTGAGATTCTCTGGTCAATGCTCTCAATCTAATAGTGACATCATACGCTTCTGGTATCTGTGTAACTATTTTTAAAAGACCAGAACCGTAAGGAACAGGAATTTCCATGGTTCTTACAGATCCTAAAAATGAAACTTTCATCTCTTCTATGTAAGCATAAGGGTAATATCTAGTTCCAGGCATACTCACCTCATAAATTACCGGAGGATCAACTAGATCTCTACTTCTCCTGTTAGGTCTATTTTGATACATTAGCATGAATAGTAATTGCCAATTCTTACAAACATCGTAGTAATTTGACCACCCGGTGTTAACAAGCGGGAAATTAAAGGATATAGCTTCACCAGTATCCGTGCCAAAATCAAAAAATTTAGGTTTTTCTATATAAATGCCAGGTGCAGACATATCAGCATAGGCCCCGAAAGTAGTTGCAAGCTGAGGCAGGGTGTTAGAAAACATATCGTAAAGATCTCCCAATGGTCCAATAACTTGTTTTGGATCTATCATCGGGGTATTACTAAAAGAATTTTGAATATTATTCCAGTTATTAACAAAATAAGGAAACCTGTACATTATATTGGTGTCTTGAGTTAAATACAAGCCTTCATAAGCAAGAAGATACTTACTGGCTAAACTATCAACATCTAAGTTTATTCCAAAGCCTTTTTGAAGAAAATTTAATCCGAAATTTGCAATCCCTGTAATGCCTGATAATACCCCACTACCGCCTACAGCAGCCCCACCAAGCATTCCACCTGCTCTCAAAACACCTGTTATTAACTCTGGTGCTGTAACAGCGGTAACAAGTCCCAGAGGACCGGCCCGGGAGACGAGCGCTCTAGCCGCAGGTGTAGCAGCTTCTGATAAAAACTTTCCTCCAAGCTTATCTACAGCGAAGGCACCCAGTAGTGAATCTGCTACTAACCCCATGAAAGGGTTAGCATCTTTTAGTCGTTGTAGGCCTGCTGCTGCATCTGCTGTAGAACCCTGCAATGCTAGACCGTAATATGCCGCTTGGGCAATAAACGCATTAGCCCTCAATCTCTTTTCTTTTAGTCTTATCTCCGGTATGTCTGTTCTGCCTCTTAAGGGGGTTGTTGTCCAGTTAAAATCATTAATAACGTCAAATAGTGAATAACTACTAATATTATTTTTTATGTTACCGGCACCGCCTGTTGAAGTTTTTATAGCATAAGAGCTACCAGGTACTAGTCTTGGCGCTCCAGTACCGTTCCCTCTTATACCGGCCTGATAATTTTCAGAAAAGGAATAAAGTTGTGGTAATTGCTTCATATAGTAAATCCTGGGTAAGAACCTCTAGTATTCTTTATATCAATTATATTGCTCCCTGTCTGGTTTCTAATTTCATTTTTATAGTTATTTATCATACCAGAATTAATGGTATTGGCACCATTACTTTTACCTGCAAGCTGGGTATTAATTGTCGATCCTCCTTGAATCCCCGGTATCATAGCAGCTATTTGATCTACAGTACCCTTTACACCTTCCATAGATACTCTAATTTCTTTTAAAACCGTGGTAATAGATTTTACAACTGCGTCTAAATTAGTATTAATTGCTTTTAATGTTTGTTCTGAAGGAGATGTAATTTCAGCAGGGGCTTGAGTAATTGGAATATTAAATTTTGATGCTAATCCTGGTAATGTAGGTTGTTGACTGACATTAAAAATGTTAGATGTGACTGCTCCGGTTTCATTAGCTTGACCTGCAAGACCCTGAGATGTCCCCGCAGAGGGTTGAGTTGGTAATTCTTTCTTTAACCCAGATAAATTTTTAAAATTATCTATCATAGCTTGAATTACATCTATTTCCCCATTCTTTAAATTTGCATTAAGAGGAAGACTGGTAGCCGCTTTAGGTTCATTACCTGGTAATACGGGTTGTTCAGGGGCAACAGTATTAGATTCTGAAGCAGGCAAAGTTAAGTTGTTAGCTTGAGAAATCTCTGGTTTAGGTTGTACAGTTTGATCTGTTACAGGTAAACTCTTAGAAGGCTCTTCAAACGCTTTG